ACCGCATACGTGTGGTGAGGATGAGCTGTTGATCCACGCCCTCGCAGCTAAAGCCATCATCGATAAATACCGTGAGGCAGCATGGCCTGTCGTGTCGTTCTGGGAGATGTGCAGCGGGTCTATCGAACGTAGCCTAGCTGGTGGCAAGGCGCTGGAGTACAAGTGCCTGCGGTTTGAGCGTGAGCGTATCGTTCTACCCAGCGGTCTGGCTTTGCGTTATACTGGACTGCGTGGTAAGGCTGACCCCAAGGGTAGGCCGCAGTGGTTCTACGGAGAGCACGAAACAAAACTGTACGGCGGTAAGCTGACAGAAAACATCGTGCAAGCCGTGGCTAGGTGCGTCATGACGGACGGTATGTTGCGAATACAAAAGAGGTATTCGTGCGTGTTGACCGTGCACGACGAGGTTGTAGTGATGGTTCCCGAAGAGGAATCGCAGGAGGCCAAAGACTGGGTGTTGGCGCAGATGGTTGTCGTCCCGAACTATATGCCTGGCATTCCGTTGGCGGCTGATATTGATGTAGCAAAACGATATGGAGAAGCAAAGTGAAACTTCCGAAGAAACTAAAGATTGGTAGTAAGTGGTACACCGTAGAGGTTGTGAAGTTCTCAGACAAGCACGGCACGATGGGTAACTGTGATTACAACGAGCGCCTGATCACCGTCGCTACGCACAGCACGCTCAGTCGTAAGCGGTACAAAACTGAGGACATCGAGGACACCTTCTGGCACGAGGTGATTCACTGCATCCTGTATGACATGGGGCACAAGCTGGAAGCGAACGAGAAGTTCGTGACTGACTTTGCCAACCGACTAACGAAGGCCATCAACTCCGCAAGGTTCTAATGGAAAAGAAAATTGTCTGGTCACACAGCGCACTCAAAGATTACGAAGGGTGCGCTCGCCGCTATCACGAAACCCGGGTATTGAAAAAGCATCCGTTCGAAAAGACAGAGCAGATCATCTACGGTGAGGAGCTACACAAAGCTGCCGAGCTGTACGTCAGAGACGGCGAGCCACTGCCAGAACAATTTTCTTTTGTTAAACCAACGCTCGATGCGCTGGTAGAAAAACCCGGCCGCAAGTTTGCCGAACACAAGATGGCGCTAACGATTGACCTCCGTCCGTGTGACTTCATGGCTGAGGATGTATGGGTGCGGGGTATTGCTGACCTGCTGATCTTGGATGACGACGGCCTGACTGCATGGATCGTTGACTACAAGACTGGCAACAACAAGTACCCCGACCTGAAACAGTTGGAGCTGATGTCTTTGATGGTGTTCGCTCACTTCCCCCACATTCGTCTGGTTAACTCAGCACTTCTGTTTGTTGTCAAGAACACCATGAACAAGATGAAGATGACTGTAGACCAAGCAGACAAAGCGTGGTGGAATTACAGGGAGAGGGTTGCTCGCCTTGCGGGATCGTTTGAAACCGGGGTGTGGAATCCTAATCAATCACCACTGTGCAAGTGGTGTCCTGTTCGCGGCTGCGAATTCAATCCAAAACATTAAAGGGAACCGGTATGAAAAAAGACTTTGCGCTTCTTGCCAACACTTCGGCTCTGATCAACTTTGCGCGTGGCACAGACAAGTATGAAGAAGCAGTTGAGCATGTCTGTAAGCACGCGATGAAGGAAGACCAGACCCCTGTGTTTGCAGAGCTTGACACGCTGGTGTATCTGTGGGAGCTGAAGTATGGATACCCCGCCGTGTCGGCAGACGAGATCGCAAAAGATTCTTTCATGACGCTTGCCGCACTCAGACTAAATCGTGAGGGCAAGCTGACATTCACAGAGTGGGATGACAAGAAGGGGTACCAATTGAATGCAAATAGTTGATAACAAAGTTCTGGTGCTGCGTACGCGCAGCCCAGACAAATACGCAGTGATACCGAGGTCGAAGGTTGTTGGGAAAGTAGATAAAGGTCTTACAGAAGTTGCAGTGTATTGGGGTTTGGATGAGGCACGGGTGTTAAAAAACCTAGGTGTCAAGAACATCCCATCCCCAATCACTGCGCGGTATGACTGGCCCGGACGCTTCCCACCATTCGCACACCAGAAGGAGACGGCGTCGTTCCTGACGCTCAACAAGCGGGCGTTCGTTTTCTCTGAGCCGGGTACAGGCAAGACACTCTCGGCGCTGTGGGCAGCGGACTACCTGATGAAGACGGGCCACGTGCGGCGGTGTTTGATTCTCTGTCCGCTCTCGATCATGCAGTCAGCGTGGATGGGAGACATAGGCAAGAGCGTCATTCACCGCACCGCTGTGGTGGCACACCACCCGCAAGCCGCTCGCAGGATAGAGCTGGTGCAGGGTGACTACGAGTTCGTCATTACTAACTACGATGGGCTCAACCTGATCGGTGACGAGATCAACAACGACGGGCGCTTTGATCTGGTGATTGTCGACGAGGCCAACGCATTCAAGAACGTAGCAACACGGCGGTTCAAGTCTTTGCAGAAGATACTCAAGCCTGAGACTTGGCTGTGGATGATGACGGGTACGCCTGCCTCACAGTCCCCGCTCGATGCGTACGGTCTGGCTAAGCTGGTCAACCCCGCAGGGGTGCCGAAGTTCTTCACGGCATGGCGTGACATGGTGATGACTAAGATCACGCAGTTTAAATGGAACGCTAAGCCAGACGCAGCAGAGAAGGTACACGCTGCCCTGCAGCCAGCCATACGGTTTACCAAGGCGCAGTGTCTAGACCTGCCGCCCGTTATGGTTGAGACCCGTGAGGTGCCGCTCACACCTCAGCAGGTGAAGTACTACAGGCTGCTCAAGGAACGCATGCTGGTGCAGGCAGCGGGCGAGACGATCACCGCAGTCAACGCTGCGGCTGGGGTCAACAAGCTCTTGCAGATCAGCGCAGGGGCTGCTTACACGGATAACAAAGAGGTAGTGGAGTTTGACTGCGGCCCTCGGCTGGCAGTCTTGATGGAGGTGCTGGAAGAAACAGAGCGCAAGGTTCTGGTGTTCGCCCCGTTCCGACATAGCATCGACACCATCAGCGCTTACTTAACCAAGCAGGGCATCACCAATCTGCAGATTCACGGGGACGTAAGCGCAACCAAGCGGGGCTTTATCTTCAAGAAGTTTCAGGAGGAGCAAGACCCGAGGGTGCTGGTTATCCAGCCACAGTCTGCGGCACACGGGGTAACCCTGACTGCTGCCGACACGGTTGTGTTCTGGGGTCCAGTGTTGTCAGTGGAGACTTACTTACAGTGTACGGCCCGTGCGGATAGGGTAGGACAGACGTCGAACAAAGTCACGGTGGTACACATTCAGGGTAGCGACATCGAGAAGCGCATGTTCAAGCAGTTGGAATCACGCGTTGATGATCACAGCCTGATGATTAAGCTCTACGAAGAAGTGGTCAGGGGTTAACACTTACCCCTGTGATTTGCAGTGCTTGTGCAGTTATGTCAAACTATAGACATCGATGAAGGAGAACTATATGACAGAGACAGTACCGATGGACAAGTTGGCGCGGATATACATCAAAATCCGCAACCGTGTGCAGGAGCTGAACCAAGAGTACGAGACGCAGATCGAGGAACTCAAGGCGCAGCAAGCGGAGATCGCCAACGCAATGAAAGACCAGATGCTGGCGCTGGGCAGCACGACCCTCAGAACAGATTCTGGCACGATCATGCTAAGTAAGAAGACGCGATACAACACATCCGACTGGGATGAGTTCAAGCGTTTTATGGTTGAGCATGACGCCATTGACCTGCTTGAGAAGCGCATCGCGCAGACCAACATGTCGAAGTTCCTTGAAGAGAATCCCGGTCTCGTACCTCCGGGTCTCAACTCCGATACGGAGTATGCAGTTAGTGTACGCAAACCAACCCGATAAGGAGTAACACCTACATGTCAAACGTTGTCGCATTTAACCCAAGTAAAGTCCCTTCGTTCGTTCAGAAGGCCGAGTTGTCCTCCCTCGCTAAAGCCCTCGTCGGCAGCGGGACAGATAACACCAAGCGTGTTTCCATCAAAGGCGGTGTGTTCCGTCTGGTTGCCGGAAACAAAGAGATCGCTTCCATCGAAGACCGCCACCTCGACGTGGTGATTGTCAACGCCGCCCCCAAGGTTGCCCGTACGTTCTATGCAGGCAAGTTCGTTGAGGGTGAGAGCAACGGCCCCACCTGCTGGTCAGCAGACGGCGAGACACCATCCAAGGATGCGGCTGATCCCCAGTCAGACCGCTGCGCTACCTGCCCCCAGAACATCAAGGGTTCAGGTGAGGGTGAGTCCCGTGCCTGCCGTTACAGCCAGCGTCTGGCTGTCGTGTTGGCTAACGATCTGGAAGGCGATGTGCTGCAGCTCACGCTCCCTGCCACCTCGATCTTCGGTAAGGAAGATGGTGAGAACCGTCCGCTTCAGGCGTACGCTCGTTGGCTTGCCGCTCAGAACATTAACCCTGAGATGGTTGTCACCCGTATGAAGTTTGATACGAAGGCCGCAGTGCCCAAGTTGTTCTTCAAACCCATGCGCTGGCTAGAGGATGACGAGTACGAGACGGTGGTTAGCGCAGGTAAATCTGACACCGCCATGAAAGCCATCACGCTTTCGTTTACTTCGGTTGACAAGCCTGCTGCACCAGCGCAGGATGAACCTCCCGCTGCTGCCCCCAAGAAGACTCGCGCCAAGAAGGAAGAGGCTGTCGAGGAATCCGAGGAGCCCACTGTGCGCAAGGACAGTGAGGAGAGCAGCTCTGTACCCAAGCGCGGCAATCTTGCCAGCGTGGTAGCAAACTGGGACGCAGACGACGAGTAACCCTTTCGGGGGGAAAGCGGTAATTTCCAATCTCGTAGTGAGGTTTGGTGATTAAACACACCCGTGAGTACCCCCACCCCCATACATATGCCCTACTCAGACACAACAAAAGAAGCTATTGCAAACGCCCCTGATGGGATCGGAAAAGAACTAGG